GAAGGGAAGCCTGGAAGGGCAGCCAGTCCTGCGGAAGTGAAGACCCTCCGAGACTCGAAGGGCGAGGCTGGGTTCCCGACTCCGCCTGCAATGATTCTGATTCACCGAAAGTAGGAGAGACATGGACTCAATCGTCAACGACCTTCTGAACGCGCTCATCGTCGGACTTGTGCCGGTGGTCATCGGCGCACTCGGCTACCTCGCCAACGAAGTCATCAAGTTGATTCAGGCGAACGTCAGCCGCGAGCAGTACGCCATGCTGGAGAAGATTGCCGCCGCGACCGTGGCGAGCATCAACCAGACGCTGGCATCTAAGGCAGGCGAAGAGAAGAAGGCTGCCGCTCTCGCGCTCGTGCGCTCGGAGTGTGCCAAGCGTGGCATCAAGCTGGACGAAGAGGCTATTGGTAACGCGGTGGAAGCCGCTGTCTATCGCGCCAAGCTAGGGTCTTGACAGGAGCCTGAGCAACATTCACTCTCGGTTACATGGCGTGTAGCCACGCCAAAGAAGGGGAGGAACAATGGACGCTCTGGACGAGTTCAGGGAGTTGCAGCATGTTGTCAAAGGACCACGCTGCGGCTACCAGTTGCTGAACGTCAGTGACGCAGAGCGGGAGGCGCTTGATAAGGCGCTTGCCGCTGCCGAGATTACGGCGAAGGCCATCCAGAAGTGGTGCGAGTTGCGGGGTCAGACCTGGACGCACTACAACATCGGACGGCACAGGAGAGGGGACTGCAAATGCGTGACGAGAAGCTAGTCGAGTTCCAGCGCGAGGACGAACTCAGCGAGTTGAAGTCAGCCCACAATCGGGTGCTGCGAACGCTCGCCAAGAAGGAGCGCCAGACCGAGGAGTTGGTTGAGGCGGTCTACCGTGCGGCGAAGGATGCGGCGGTCGGGATGAAGATTCCAGCCGTTCCAGCACCAAAGCCGGACAAGCGCAAGGGCAAACGCGAGGTGGCAGTCGTGCAGTTGAGCGACTGGCAGTTAGGCAAGAAGAGCGCCGACTACGACATAGACGTCGCCGTCAAGCGCATCGAGTTGCTCGCGCAGAAGGTCAAGCGAGTCGTGGAGATTCAGCGTCTTGACCACCCTGTGGACACGGTGAAGATTCTGCTTACTGGCGACCTTGTGGAGTCAGACGGCAACATCTTCCCAGGGCAAGCCTACGAGGTTGAGGCTGGTGGTCTGTACGTCCAAATCTTCAAGGGTGCGGAAATGCTCGCGCAGTTCGTTCGTGCAATGGCCGCACTCTTCCCAGAGGTGGAAGTCTATGGCGCCATCGGCAACCACGGTCGGCTGGGACGCTTTAGCGACCATAGTCCAGAGAGCAACAGCGACGCGATTCTCTACAACATTGCGCGGCAGCTCGTGGCGAGCGAGAAGCGCATCAAGTGGCGCGAGAGCCTGACCATTGGCGGTCGGCATTGGTACGACACGCTGGAGTTGCCTGGCGGCAAGGTCGGCATGATTGTCCACGGCGACCAGTTCCGAGGTGGTCTCGGCATGCCGTGGTACGGCGTGGCGAAGAAGGCGAGCGGCTGGCGTCTCAGCGTTGCGCCGTTTGACTATCTCTGGTTCGGACACTGGCACCAGCCAGCGCGCCTCGTGCTTGCCGACGGCAAGATTACGACGTGGTGCAGTCCGTCGCTGGAGTCCAGCAACCGCTTCGCTCAGGAGGTCGTCGGCGCGTCCGGCGAGCCAGGGCAGTGGTTGCAGTTCTTTGACTCTGAAGGCGAAGTCTCAGCGGAGTACCTCGTCAGGCTTCGCTAGTGCCATTCCTGGCTGGTCCTCCTGCTCCGACTCCAGATAAATACGGCACCTGCTCTCCCTGCGGGGAGCAGCGTAGAGTCTGGAAGTTTGCCGAGCAGGAGGTCAGCCTGACACCCGATTATTCAGCGGTCCTGTCCTATGCTATCTGCGGCGCCTGCATCGAGGTCGTGCTGGAGCTGCTAGAGGACGATGACGACGGCGCCCTTCGGGACGCCGACCCCCCAGGCTGACCTCCTCCAGCCTGGGGGACTTCACGCTCAAAATAGGGGGTTGACAGCCCATTCTTGTCACGGTTAGACTGCGTGACATCAGGGACAAGCCAGCCAGACGGCTGGACCTGATGAGGAGGACAAGATGGCACACAGGTTCACGGTGGTCCTAGAGGTTGAGGTTGAGCGCGTGGAGGGCAAGTTCGCGAGCCGCGATGAAATCGCCGAGGCGATTCAGGATGCTCTTGCGTCAGCCGGCGAAGGCGAATCTCTCAGCGGCCTTGGAGCAGATGCTTCTAGCGAGTACGAAATCACTTCAAGTGTCGTGGTTGAGGTGACTGACGAGGTGAAGAAGTGAGCCAGACGCACGGCTGGGTCAATCGCAGCGAGCGCAAGGGTCACGCCGTCTTCGTCGTCGGCGACCCTGCCTCGACCGAACTTCCCTCGCTCATCTTTGAGCTTGGCGTTCGTCCAAAGCGCAGCGACAAGCCAGTTGCAGAACACGCGCCGATTGCGTGGAGCGAGATTGCTCGCATCGCCACTGGCGAAATCACCCTTGAGCAGTTGAAGGAGGCAGCACGATGAACGCAATCTGGAATAGCAAGTTCGCAGTGGTCGGAATCTTGGCGTTCTACGCAGCACTCGGTGTGCTGATTGCATTGGAGGTGACCAAGTGAAGCTCAACCGAAAGCGACAACCAGTCGTCTACAAGCGAGTCGCAATCAAGACCAGCATCTTGACGGAGGAGGCGCGACGCGCAGCACTGCTGCTCGACATCGGAACCATGTTCTTGGCGCTGGGCTTCATCGTCTTCCTGTTTGGGATTCTGGGCTAATGCCAACCTACGAGTACCGCTGTGGCGACTGCGGTCATCGTGAGGAGCATACGCACTCAATTCAGAACGTCTACAACCCGCGCTGCGAGAAGTGCGGCCGCTGGATGCGGATGGTCTATTCACCGGCGGCGGTGGTCTACAAGGGCGAAGGATTCGCCAAGAAGGACAGGAGGCGCAAGTGAGACACGCAAGTTTCTTCAGCGGAGTCGGTGGTCTTGACCTCGGCTTTGAGCGCGCTGGCATTGAGACGGTAAGCGTCAGCGAGATTGACCCATATGCCTGCTCGGTGCTGGCAGAGCGATTCTCAGACGCTCCGAATCTGGGAAGCATCACGGAGGTGGAAGCAAATGACATCCCAGAGGCAGACATCTGGTCAGGCGGGTTCCCCTGCCAAGACCTCAGCGTCGCTGGCAAGCGAGCTGGATTCGCAGGCAAGCGAAGCAGCCTTGCCTTCACCTTCCTTGACCTTGTTGAGCAACGCCGACCTCGGTGGCTCGTGCTGGAGAACGTCCCTGGACTCTTCAGTTCCAACAAAGGGGCTGACTTCGGAAGGCTTCTCTATGAAATGGAACAACTCGGGTATGGCGTATCGTGGCGAACTCTGGACGCTCGCTACTTCGGAGTCGCCCAGCGACGCCGTAGAGTGTTCATTGTCGGCAGTCTTGAATCCGACCGCGCCGCAGAGGTTCTCCTTGAGTGCGAAGGCTGCGAGCGGCATCCTTCGCCGCGCTGGACGCAGAGGCAAGGTCCTGCCAGCGGCGCTGGAGACGGCTCTGGAGTCGCTAGCACTCTGCAAGCCCACTATGCCAAGTGGGTCGATTCAGAAGGAGCAGGAGGCAACCAACTCGTCATCGGTTCGGAGGCTGACGCCGACGGAGTGCGAGCGGCTGATGGGTTGGCCGGACGGTTGGACAATCAGCAGCCAATGGCGTACCAGACGCGGGTAGACGAGAAGAACGGCAACTTCAGCCTGAGCGAAGCCGAGGTTGCCAACTCGCTCTCTGCCCTCTGGCCAAGCGACACGAGCCACCGCTCGATGACGCTGGTTCAGGCAGTGATTCAAGACAGCCGAGAAATGGCAAACAAGACGCAGAACGGTTCAGGAGTTAGTACCGAAGACATCGCCTACACACTTACTCGTATTGACCGACCTGCGGTCTTCCGTAAATCAGCACGAGCGCAGACAAACAAAGACTCAGAGACCTGGGTTGAGGGTGACGTTGCCAACACGCTGAACTCCTTTGACGTTGGTGATGTCAGGACAACGCACGCCATTGTAGGTGGCACGCAAGACGAGGATGCTCTACTGCCAGTCGGACTGGACTCACACCGCTACCGATGCTGCGGCAACGGCGTGGTGGCTCCAGTCGCCGAGTGGATTGGCAGGAGGATTGTGGAAGTAGACCGCCGATGGCGGGAGGAGGGTAAGTGAGCAAGCAATACGAGTTCGTTCGCGCTGAGCAAAGGTCCGAGGTCTGGCACGCGCTTAGAAAGGACGGCATCACGGCGACCGACGTGTCAGTCATCGCTGGGCTGAATCCGTACAAGACGCCGTATCAACTCTGGGCTGAGAAGTTGGGCAAGTACGAGCCAGAACCAGTAGGACCAGCAGCCGTTCGCGGCATCCTCCTGGAGAACGCAGTGGCGGAGTTCTACGAGATGGAGACTGGCCGCGAACTGCGACGCAGCAACGGCATCGTCCGACTCAAGGAGATTCCCTGGGTGATGGCATCACTCGACCGCACCATCGTCGGCGAGGAGGGTTTGGTGGAAATCAAGACCAGCACCTCACCGCGCTGGACGTTCTCGGCGCCACCAGAAGTTGCCGCGCAAGTGCAGTGGCAGATGTTTGTCACCGGCGCACCGTGGGTGGACGTCGCAGTCCTACTTGGTGGTCTCGTCTTTCGCATTGAGCGAGTAGAGGCGAGCCTGGACTTCCAGACCGAGTTGTACCGTAAGGCAGTGGAGTTCAGGAACGCACTCGCAACAGAGACGCCGCCAACCCTGCATGGTCAGGACTCAGACGCGCTGGCGGCCGTCGTGCCGCAGGCGAGTGAAGAGTACGCAACCGCAAGCGACGGCATTAACCGTGTGGCGGCGCTCTATGCCGAAAAGCAGTACGAGGCGAAGCTACTGGATGAGGAAGTTCAGAACCTCGCCATCTCGCTGAAGGAAGCTATCGGCGAGAAGGCAGGCATCGTCGGCAACGGATGGCAGGCAACATGGAAGCAGAACAAAGCGTCGGTCAAGACCGACTGGAAGGAGGTCGCAGCAAAGGTTGACCCGAAGATTATTGAAGCCGCGACGCGGGAAGTTCCCGGCGCGCGAGTCTTCCGATTCAAGAACGAGGAGGCACTATGAGCAAGGAGATTGCAGCGGCGCTGTTGGCGCCATTCGAGGAGAAGGACTTGAAGCATCGTCCAGGCAGGGCTGGGATGACATTCACCTACGCAGATGCGCGAGCAGTCGCCCAGAGGCTAGATGACGTTCTCGGCATTGAGAACTGGCAGTTCGAGGTCAAGGTGGCTGACCCAGCGCGTGCCGTAGTTCACGGTTCGCTGGTCGCAGTCATTGAGGGCAAGACGACGCTGCGACAGGACTTCGGCTATCCAAATTCTGCTCAGGACGACGAGCCGCTGAAGTCAGCAGCCTCGGATGCACTCCGAAGGTGTGCCGCGCAGCTCGGCGTGGGTAGGAGCCTCTACAGCCCAGAGAAAGGCGTAGGGGGTGCTGGGATACCACTTGGGCGTGTTCCGCGCCTCTCCGTGGCTCCTACACCCCTCTCCGTTGATTCTACGAGCGGTCTGACGGATGACCAGGCACTGGCGCTCAAGGCTGCAATGGTGTTCGCCGAGTCTGTCGGTGGCGACACCTGCTCACACGGTACGCCGTGGGCGCTAAAGCCAGGTGGCGTCAGCAAGGTCAGCGGCAAGCCTTACGGTCCGTTCTATGCGGCCAGCCATAAGACGCCTGACGGCGGATGGTGCAAGGACAAGCCAAGCCGAGAGTTCCTCGCCTCGCATCCGACCGAAGAGCCAAAGCCACGGATGGTTCCTGAAGACCTCAGCGAGCTGCCGTTCTAATGGGACGGAGGCGGCAACTATTGCGGACGCCACAGGCGGCTAGAAACGAGGTGATTCGAGCCAAAGAGACACCTGAGCAAAAGTCGCTGAGGAATCTTCGCAGTCGGTTGAATCACTACAAAATATCTGTCTACGAGGCAGAAGACATGCTTGGTCGGCAAGGCGGTGGCTGTGCAATCTGCGCTCGTCAGATTCGACTCTCGGAGCCGTATCAGGCGAACATTGACCATAGTCACACCAGTGGCAAGATTCGTGGAATCTTGTGCGCTTTCTGCAACAAGGGTCTCAAGTATTACAAGCACCTGAGGCGACTGGATTCTGTCGTCCAGGCTTATCTAGGAGAGGAGGAGGACTGAAATGACACTCTGGATTAAGTGGTCAGCGAACGCACACAAGGATGCAGTCATCGCCAGCCTGTCGGACATCGAGTTCCGCGCGTTCATCACCATCCTGTCTGAAGCCAAGCAGCTTCGGAACGGTGGCGAGTTCCGCGACCGGCGACACGTCGCTGCGGTGGTTGGCGCACGGCTCGCCAGGACCCTTCCGCGGCTCATCGCCGAAGGCCTCCTGACGGAATCTGGAGAGGGTCTCGTCACCATCTCGAACTGGTCTCGATGGCAAGTGGACCCAACCTCGACCATTCGGCAACAGCGCGCTCGTGCGGGAAAAGGGCTTGTGTCACGGAATAGTCACGCTACAGAGAAGAGAGAGAGTAGAGAGAGAGAAGAGCAGACTCTTACTAAAGCGAGCAGGATGATTCCACTTCACGAGATTCTGGGAGGGAGCAAGGGATGATGAGGAACGGAGCAGCACCGCACATTGACTTCAGCGACCTGGAGGGAGTGATACCGAGCAACCCGAAACTCTTGCCAAGCAACGTGGACTTCATCTTGGAGAGGCGAGGGAAGTTTCTCTTTGCAGAGTTCAAGAAGCCGGATGAGCAAATCTCTGGAGGACAGAAGATTCTCTTGGAGGCGTTGAGCAGGGTGCCAGGCTTCAAGGTGTTTGTTGCTACGGGATGGAACGAAGGCACGCACCTCGTGGTCACGCAGCTCACGATGATTCGAGGCACGGACCGTGAGACCGTGTTCTGCGACCTTGAGGGCTTCAAGCAAAGAATCGCTGCGTGGTACGCGGCAGTGGAGGCAGCATGAATAGGTCGGTTGCGTTCTTGGGGCCGCAGGGAAGCGGCAAGTCAACCATCGCGGCGCTCTTCGAGGAGCATCGTGGCTATCAGCGGCACGGCATCGCCGACGCCATCAAGCATGTGGCGAACCTTGCCTACCGTGCGCTCGGCAAGGAGGAACAGTTCCCAGTTGACCGCGCCAGTGGTCCAGAGATGGTCACTGGGCGCGAGTTGCTCCAGGATATTGGCGCAGCACTCCGCAAGGTGGACAGGAAGTTCTGGCTCCGCATCTGGAGGCAGGACTACTTCGAGCTGCAACGCATGGGCTACGGCGTGGTGATTGACGACGTGCGGCTGGATGCCGAGGTTGAGTACCTGAAGATGGTTGACCCTGACATCTTCGTTGTCCGGCTGACGGCATCGCCTGAGGTCAGAGCAGCACGCAGGGGCGGCAAGTTGATAGGTACGAAGGACATCACCGAAAAGGGCTGGACAGATGCCTATGCAGACCTTACGCTCGATACCAGCAACCTGTCGCCTGAAGACGCCTACCGCGTCATCACCGACCAGATGGAGGAGGGCTGATGTTCAAGGAACTTGAGATTCTGGCAGCACAAGCCGGCTACCGATTCGCCGAGGCCATCAAGGTTGGCGAGAAGTGGCACGTCATTCTTGACGACGAGGATGGCGAGATGTCGTTCATCGGCGACACCGTTCAGGAAGCGATTGAGAAAGCCACCGAGAATCTTGTCCGCATCCTCAATCGGTTTGACCGATGAGTGCGTGGCAGACCATCGGCGCGTTCATCGCGTTCGCGCAGCTCATTCTTGCGTTCCTGATTGCCGCCAGCCTTCCCAAGACAAGTAGGTCAGGAGGCGCTGGAGCCGCTACCATCTACCTCATCGTGGCAATTGCCACGGTGGTCTGGATGGCAAGGAGTGCAATGTGGCAGCAGTAAAGACGCAGCGTGGCGGTCCGCGCAAGGAGCCGGTCTTCAAGCCGACCCTCTGCGGCTCGTGCAGCAGCGCCTTGAATACGCTCAAGGAGTCGTGGCGCGTGAAGGTCATCACCTTCAACGGCACGAAGCGCCAGACACGGTTCGCCTGGTATCACCGAGGCTGCGTCAAGTGACTCGCATCGAGCGACCAGCGCCGTTCCTTGACGACAAGGTGGTGGCCGTCCAGGAGGGCGCCGACGCATGGTGTGAGGAGCCAGGAGTTACTGGCCGTGTCTGGTGCAACCTAAGCCAACGCTACGCCGATGCCATTGCGCCAGACGGCTGGTTCTTCTTGTACGAAGGCATCGGCAATCGCAAGACCAACCTTGACCTCATCAAGCATGGGCTGATGCAAGTGCAGGAGAGCCGCTTCACCCTAAGCGACGGTGGCTCCGCACTCTTGGCGAGGCTCGTCTGATGGGCAAGTTTAAGGACCTTGACATCCAGCAACGCAACGTGGACCCAGCGAAGAGCCGGCGCGGGAAGAACGCGCGCAACCGAGGCAACTCATTTGAGCGAGAAGTAGCAGCCAAGTTGAACGGCAAGCGCATTGGCTGGGCTGGTGGACCGACTGATGTGGCGACTGGCATCTACGACATCCAGTGCAAGGTCGGCGGCTCCTATCCTGAGCGCATTGACGGCTGGCTCCGCAAGGTGCCATTTCGATACGAGAAGCTACGCGCCGTGGTGCTTGGCGACTCACCAGGCGCTGGAACGAAGCGCCGTGGACTTATCGTCTTTGACTTTGAGGAGTTCGTAGACTTCTTCGGCGAGACGGAGCCAGACGAGTGATTGGCGTCATCGGTCTGCTCATTGTCTTCGCCATCGTCTGGTGGTTAGCGGAGACGAGTGAGTGACTTCGCTCCTCTTGGCAGTGGTGTTGGCGTTCACGCCAGGCTGCCAAGTCAAGACGGCACATGGCGTGCCGGTCGGCGGTGTCTCCTCGTGGTACGACGCGACCTACACGCCGAAGCACGGCAACGGTGGGCAGACAACCTGGTACACCCGCAAGGGCATCATCTTCTACGCAGCAGTTGGCACCTTCCGCTTCGGAGACAAACCGTATGGTCTGAAAGTTTGTCGAGCTGACGACCGAACGACGTGTGTGCAGGTGACGGTCGTGGACCATTGCGGCCGCTGTAAGGCTGACCTGAAGAAGCCGTGGCATAGCAGGAGTCGCAACATTGACCTGAGTCCAGCAGCATTCAGTAGGCTCAGAGGCTTGCAGTTTGGCGTCTTGCAAGTCATACTCACCGAATATAATCCAGGAGGACGATAGGAGGACGGATGACAACAGTTCGCTCAATCTCCGGCGCTTGGCTCAAGACCGTCGCCAAGAACGCCTTCCCAGAGAAGACACCACGCGGCCGCGTTGAGGCGCTGGCTGATGCACTAGAGATTAGTCGCCGCAGTTGCTATGCCTATGTCGCTGAGGAGCGTCGCGTGCCGGAGGATGTTGAGCAGCGATTCATCGCACTTTTCGGCGCAGTCGCTGACGATGGTTGGCGTCTTATTGAAATGCAGCGACCGCACCGCAAGAAGGAACACAAGCCGCTGAAGAACGGCAAGGTGCCAGGTCACACCAAAGAGCATGTGCAGTTCAACCGTAATGAGTGGCGCGGCGCTGCAATGCACAACGCCACCATCCTCTCGCAAGACACGCTCGGTCACGCGCTGCGCTGGGAGCAGAACAGCGTCACCGTCGGGCAGTGCGTCATGGTCGAGGAGGACCTTGACGAGGAGGAGGCGCGCAAGAAGTTTCCGCATAACTTTGACTTGCTCGCCGTAGAGCAGGACTGGCTCGCCATCTGCCAACTGTGCGGACTGGTTGGCGCCGTTGATGACAGGACGAAAGAGGTCAATGGCATGGTCTTCCGCGTGTCATGCAGCACCTTCTCGTACAAAGTCCAATGATTACACTCGCCGACTTTGACCATAAGTTTGAGCCGTTGCTCGGACGCACGCTGCGCTGGCATCCGTTCCGCACTATCGTCGCCAACCTGATTGCGCGCGGCAGACCGGTGAACATCGCCGAGACAGGCTGCGCTCGGCAGCCAGGCAACTGGGGTGGCGACGGACAAAGCACGCTGGTCTGGGACTGGCTCCTGACGCAAGTCGGTGGCACTGGCTTGAGCATGGACATTAGCTCAGAGAACTGCGAGGCTGCGGCTGGTCAGGTGTTCAACGTCAAAGTGGCCTGTGTGGATTCCATCGTTGGGTTGAGGGTGCTGGTGAAGCCAGAAGAACTGGACTTCCTGTATCTGGACTCGTTCGACCTAACGGAGACCATTGACTCTCCGACGCACCATCTGGCTGAGCTGGCAAGCGTCTATCCTCGGCTGCCGTCTGGCTGCCTGATTGCCGTGGATGACTGTGTAAGCGAGCAGCATGGCAAGCACCGATTCGTGCGGGACTGGCTTGCACGGATGGGCGTGGAGCCGCTCGTGCGCGGCTACGTCACGGTCTGGGTCAAGCCTTGACCCGCTAGACTCCTCAACGCGCCGCCTGTGAGCGGCACCCGCCTGCCGGTGGAGTCCTCCCGCCGGCAGGCTTACTCATCGGCGAGGACGGAGGACGGATGAAGAAGCCAGACCGATGGACGCAATTGGAGGAGTGGCTGACTGAGGCGCAAGCCAACCTCGGCATTGCTGACTGGAGGGTGACCGTCGTTAAGGATGCATCCGATGTTGACGCCTGGGCAGACATTGACCCACACAGCCAGAACCTGACCGCTGACCTTCGCGTGGCGCATGACTTCTGGAGGCAAGAGCCAGAGAAGCAACGCCTCATCCTGACGCACGAGTTGCTGCACCTCGTGACGTGCCGCACCGACCGCGTGGTGGAGAATCTGGAAGAGGCACTCGGCAAGGTTGCGTGGGCCGTCTACGAGCCGCAATACACCGACGCCACCGAGCGCATGACCGAACACCTTGCCACCGTCATCGCGCCGTACCTCGCGCTGCCAGAGTTCGCTAAGGCGTGACCTTACGGATGAGCTTGGCGGCATACACGCTCGCGCCTTCCCAGACCAAGATGGCGAGTTCGTCTGAGACCTGCCGCTCCATCGCATCAAGCCGCTCTAGCGTTGCAAGCGTCTTCTCATCCCTGCGTGAGCCGGCAGCATGCCTGGCTGCCATGATTGCGCCAAGCGCCTCGATACGCTTGAACACTGCCGCGACTGCGCTCTGTGGTTCCTCTGGCATTGGTTCCTCCATCAACTCTTGGCTCCCAATCTGGGAGCCTATCCAGAACGCTACTCTGCGTCACTCAGACGCCTGTCAGCGTTTGCGCCGAACCTCGGCTGCTCATGACTCTACGGCTGACCTAGAAGACTCCTGTGCTGGTTTGCGCCGAGGTCAGGCATGACCTTCCAGCGTCCGTGCCTTGACTGCGGAACGCTGACGACCGTGGGCAACCGATGCCAAGCACATCGAGCTGCGGCGCAGTCGAGATGGAAGGAAGGCAGACCCAACCCATACCTTGACCCCGCGTGGAAGAAACTGAGCAGCCAAGTGCGTAGCAAGCGTCCGTGGTGCGAAGTCTGCGGAAAGACCACTGACCTGACCGTGGACCACCTTGACCCACTCAGCAAGGGCGGTCCGCTACTCGCGCCAGAACACAGGCTTCGGGTAGTATGCAGACCGTGCCACGGTCGCCTGACCAAGCACACGTAGGAGCAGAGGAGCGAGGACATGAGCCGCATCGCCTGGTACTCAAACGCATGCCACATCCCTTCGGGCTATGGGATGCAGACCGCACAAGTCGTTCACCAGATGGCGAAGGACGGTCACGAGGTCGCTATCAGCGCGAATCACGGCGCCAGCGTCATGATGAACTGCGCGCACGGTCATCCCATTTTCCCTGAAGGCTTGATGCGCTACTCAATTGACGCAGCGCCAGACACCATGAAAGCGTGGATTGAGGACAAGCCTGGCTTCGGCGTCGTGCTGTTTGACCTCTGGCCGCTCGTCGGCGTACAGGGATTCAATGAGCTGAACCTCGCATGCTGGACGCCGGTTGACCATGACCCAACGCCTCCGATGGTTGCCAAGTTCATCCTTGACGGCGGTCACCACGCCATTGCCATGAGCCGCTTCGGTGAGCAGCGCCTGCTTGACGCTGGTGTCTCACGCGAGAACCTCACCTATATTCCGCACGGCATTGACACGACGCTCTTCAGCGACCGAGGCAAGGGCGCGCGGCAGCCGATGGGAATCCCAGAGGACGCCTTCCTCGTCGTGACGAACGCAGCCAACCGTGGACGTATTCCAGTTCGCAAGGCGTTCGGTGAGATGGCTGACGCCATGAGCAAGTTCATGAAAGACCGACCCGATGTTCACTGGATGATTCACACCGAGCCGAACGGACACAGCGAAGGCGTGAACATTCCGCGCCTCGTCGCGCACTTGGGCATTGACCAACAGCGCGTGCGCTATCCGCACCCAGTTCACTTCCGCAACGGCATCCCGCAAGACGCTATCGCGCAGATGTATTCAGCCGCTGACGTGCAGCTACTCACCTCGATGGGCGAAGGCTTCGGCATCCCAGCCGTGGAGAGTCAGGCATGCGGGACGCCAGTCATCGTCTCTGACTTCAGCGCACAGCCAGAACTTATTGGCGTTCATGGAA